TGCTGGTGGTAATGGCACTGGTGGCTTTAACACTCCAGCTAATGTTGCCGAGGGTGGCGCTGTTTATAATGTTCCAAATTTAGGAACTAATTTCACGACTGCATATTTAAAAGGTTCTGGAGGTGGCGGTGGCAAGGCGTTTGGTGATACTAGTGGTGTTGGTGGTGACGGAGGTGGTATTATACGGCTAAGTTGTAAAAATATAACTGTTAGTGCTAGTGGATATATTGATTGTGACGGAGTTGACGGCCAAGATACACCTGTTTTGCCTAGTGATTTTGCTGGCGCTGGTGGTGGGGGTGCTGGTGGCACTGTATTTATTCAAGCACTTAACCAAGCGTTATTAGGCACTGGACTTATACATTCTGACGGCGGAGCTGGCGGGGCTGCTAAAAACAGTGGTGGTGGCACTATTGGTTTTGGTGGCGCTGGTGGGGACGGCCGTATTAGAGTTGAAGCTGGTAAAATTGTTGGCACAACTAGCCCAAGTTATGCAACTGGGTTTGCTAATGATGTTGGCGGGTTTGCGCGTTATGGCTGGTATTACACTAATAAAATTGAAGCAATTAATAAAGCTATTACAATGAATTGTTATGCTAAACAATATGTAGCTGAGGAACAAGATGTTACTAGCCCAGCAAGCAGTGGCCAAAAAGATGTAGATATTACTAGTGATGATGAATTTTACACTGGTGTTAAAGTTATAATTTATGAAGACGAAATAATGGAATTTGCCGAGGTGGCCAGTATAGCAACTAACACTTTAACAATGGTTGATAATTTAGAAAATAGCTACACTACTAACGCTAAGGTTGTGCGTATTGATTTTATACCCGAAGTTAGTATGGTTGAAACTGGCGACCCTGAAACTTATGAAGCTATGGTATTACAGGAAGCTAACCAAATTGACGCTAACAACTGGTATATTACTTGGAGTTTAACTATTAGAGATACTGAAGCTGAAAGTGGTGATTTGGTTGAATTGGTTGGGCGTGTGCGCCTTGAGGGAAAAGATAATGACGCTGTTGATGTTTATAGCACGGCGTTTAACTGGAGTTATTACTAATAACATATTTAATAAATAACTTATAAATTTATGGGAAGAACATATTTATACAGTGAAACCATAAGCGTAACAAGCGTTGAAACAAGCTTGGATTTGCCAGCATTAAAAAAGTTTTCAATTATTAACCTTGGCGACAACGCTTGCGAGGTTAATTTTGACAACCCGACTAGTGATACTGAACGCAAACCTTTTACTTGCAACCAAGGTATACCATATAGCTTTGGAGCTGGGTATTTTAAGATTTATGCAAAGGCTGGTAGTGGTGAAACTGCAAGTTTACAAATTGTTGGCGAGCGACAATTACAAGAATAATTATTAACTTATAAAACTTATGAAAAAATTATTTAAGTATTTTTTCGCCAGCTTAATATTAACTTTATTATTAAGTAGTGTAGCGAGTGCGCAAATTGGCTCACCGCAATATTGGAAGTTGCAAGGGACTACATTAAGCCCGTTAAATTCATCGTGGGCTGTTAGTATCCCAACTTTAAGTATTGGCGCTATTACTATGACTGGCGACCTTGATTTAGACGGCAATAAAATTACTTTTGACGCTGATAAGGATACTTATTGGCAGTCTGTTAGAGACGATGAAATTAATTTTATAATTGGTGGTGGCACACCTGTTGGCGCTGACGGCTTCCCTAGCGGGTTGTTTGCTGTATCAGAACGCGAAAGCACGGCAACTGAAATACCCGTTGCTATGACTATTGAAGCGTTGCCAGCTTCAACTAATGCTGTTAATTTAGTTACACTTGGCAATGAAAACACTGTAAATAACTGGAATGGTATATTTTTAATTAACAGTGAAACTTCTAATGTTAATGGAGACCAAGTAACTTTCACAACTGACCTTGAAACTATTAACGGCACACGAACTAGTCGAGATTTTGTGTTTATCCAAGGCACTAGTGATAACAAGGACGGTTTATACCCAGTTAGCAGTGTATCAACTACAACTGCAACAGTTACTAATTTGTTTGGTGGTAGTCCTAGTTTTACTAATGAAAGTGTTAGTGCTAGCTATTTTACTACTAAAACTGTTAATTATAACGGAACTAACGGAGCAACCTTTGAAGCTATTAGTGGTTATTTTCAAAACCCAAGCTCGTTTGTTTTTGACGCTTATGGCACTGGTAATAATACTTTTCTGCTTAGAGGATTTAATACAAGTAAAACAAATGATTTAATGAAACTTCAATACGACGGCAGTGGTGGTGCTAACGGCTCGTCTTTACAAATTGACCATAACGGCACTGGTAAAGTAATTGAGGTTGACGCTGACGGCGCAACGGGTTCTCCATTATACGGTCTTTCAATTTCGTTAAATAATACTGTTGGCGCGGTTTATAATTACCTAGAAGACGCTTTGGGTATTGGCGACACAACACCTGAGGTTGGTTTAAAAGTTGGCACGGCTGGTGTTAGCCACGGGCAAACAAGTATTAATGATGTTGGTATTACTGGCACACTTGAAACTAACGGATTTATTTATAATGATAGTGGTGTTATGTATATGGCTGAAACTACAACGCCAACACCTATTACTAATTTTGGCGCGTTATATACAAAAGCTGATAATAACTTATATTTTCAAGACGGCGCTGGTGCTGAAAAACAATTAGCGCTTGGGCTTTGGACAAGGACTGGCACTGAATTAGAACCAACTACTGTTGGTGATACTATTAAGAATGATATGACTACTAATGACGGGTTGGCGTTAGATATTTACAGGAGTGGCAGTGGTAGCACAACAACCCCGTTAGTGCAATTACAACAAGACGGCAGTTTAACTCCTGAAAGTGTTTTAAGAATTAACAATAATAGCTCGCAATCAGCTGCTTATGATATTGAGGGCAACCAATGGAATATTAACAGACTTGGTGTATATACTGGGGGCGCAAGTTCGTCTGTTAGTGTGCAAAATGGATTAAGGTTTGGTGGTGGCACTAATGACGGGGCTATTTGGGATAAAGCTGGTAGTTTAATTAGTTTAAATGTTGAGTTAAGCGGTGGTGGCACTAGAGCGCCTATTAGGGTTGATGAAAATGCGTTTAATGGTATTGTTTGGATTTTAGACGGCACTGGCACTTATGACGCGCAATATTTTGGTGAACATTGGTTTCAAAATTCTGTAACTATTGGTAATACTGGTGTTGATAGTAGCGCGGTATTAGAGCTTGATAGCACTACAAAAGGGTTTTTACCACCTAGGATGACTAATACACAAATGAATGCAATAGGTTCTCCGTCAACTGGATTAGTGGTTTATAATACTGACCATAATACATTATATAATTATGACGGCAGTAGTTGGCAAAGTGTGCCGACAAAAGAAGAGTTTTATCCAGCTTTAACGGCGTCAACTATTACTGGTGATTATAGGACAGTGTCAGTATCAGCTAACGGCAGTGATAACTTTAATTTTCAAGTGCCTAGTGATTTTAACAATATTATCAGTTTGACTTTGATTGGTATTGTCCAAACTGGCGCAACTGGAGCAGCTGAAGATATTGATATAACTTCAACTTATGCAGCGATGGGCGAGGCTTTTAACACTCACACTGGTAGTGATTTAACCTCTACTTATAATGTGCCAGCAGCAAACTTGATTTGGGAGCTTGATATTAGTGGTATTTATGGTAGTTTGGACGCTAACGATTATGCTGGGCTTTATATCAAACATAATGCTATTGGTGGCGCTATTAATTACCTAGGCGTTAAATTAAGTTATAACTAATGATTAACTAATAAAATTATGTTTTTAATACCAGACAAAATTGCTGAATATTTAAAAAGCTTGCCTGAAAAAGCTAAGGAAAGTAAAGTTGTTAAAAAAAGTTTAGCTACTGCGACTGTTGCTGCGCTTATAAGTGGTGGGGTTTTAGTTTATGACAATTCACTTAAAAATGAAGCTTGTTATTTTACAATTACTGACGCAACACCTGAAACTATTTTTCAAAAAATGATTGAAAAAATTGAGGAAAGTGAAGTTGAGGAAGCCCCTATGGTTAAATTGGGTTGCGAGATACAAAAAGTTGAAGTGCAAAATGGCGTTATTAGCACAACGCAAGCTTTACAGTTTAGCGATGATAATTGCTACGAAGTTACGCCTGAAAATTATGACAATATAAAGCTTGAGACTTTTTCTAAAATACAAAGGCAAGACGAGTTGCCTGTTGAAGAAGTTTATCAAGTGCGTAAAAACTTTCAAGATATTTGGAATAGGGTTTTGTTTAAAAATTGTGGGCTTGTTGAGGTTGATGATAGCGTTATAATTGAATAATTATTATTAATTTAAAATTATGAAACAAATTAAAAAAGTATTTAAAACCATTATTAGTGTTTTAGCTAGTAATAGATTTAAAAGTTTTTACTGGCGTAGTTTAATGATGTTTATTGCTGGCTTTATTGATTTAATTATAGCTAGTATGGCAGACTTTAATTTGCCTAATGGTGCTACAATCATTTTAGGGCTAATATTAGGTGAAATTAGCAAACAATTAAACGCTAATTACCAAGCTAAAAACAATGGCAACAACTAATAAAATTGAAATAAAAATGGCGCAGATTGACCAAAAATTAAAAGATACTTGTGCAACTGTTGGCCGTATTGAACAAAACTTTGATAAAAGGATTGACAAGCTGGAAGTTAAAATTGATAAGTTTATTGATAGCGCCGACGATAAATACGCTAATAAAGATAATTTTATATTTTGGCGTAATATTTTAGTTAGCGGGATTATTATTTCAATATTTATTGGTGTATTAGCTAAGTTATTATTTTAAGCATTATACTTATGGTTGCGTATGGTTATGCAAGACAACTGGGTTTACCTTATAATTTATATTATGACAATACTAATTATATATAATTGTTATAAATTTGTTTTATTAACTTTAAGGCAAATAATGCGTTTAATTATATTATTAACAATTAAGTTACGATATTTAATTGATAGGATTAAAAGGAGGTTGAAATGAGTTATTGGAAAAAACACCTGTCTTACAGGCAACAGAAGCGAGTGCGGATTTGGGCTAAGTGGCTACGAAGCAAATGGTCAAAACGAGGCGGTGATTAAAATGGACAAACACGACCTAAAACACAAAGTATGTCCAAAATGCGCAAATGTATACTACGGCAAAAAATGCTGGAACTGCGGTTATGACGGGACGGGCTAACCTTTTCAAAGCTCCTTTCACCAAAGCGGGGTGGCACTACCGATTTAGGGCGTGTCACCCCGCCCACCAAAATTTATGCAGTATTTACGACAAAAAATTAAAGATGTAGTAGAGCTTGGCGTTGGCAGTAGTATTATAGTTGAAGCAAAAGATAAGCGGTTTGCGTTTTTTGACGAATATATACCTATTGATGACGGCTACCAACCTATGCTATGGCAAATTACTGACGATATAATGGAACTTTTAAAATATGAGAAAATAATTAAATAATAATAAACTTATGCCTAGAAAAAAGACAACAAAACCAAAAGCTAAGCCTAAACGCAAAACAGCCAAACTACCTGTGCCAGTAAAAGGCCTATTATTAGAAAAACAATACGATAACAGGGATTGGATAATGGGCGCTATAACAGGTATTGACGCTGTGCCTTTGGTATTAGACGGCAAATGGCGACCTTATTTGCCTGTTTTTGAAAAGCAGTATAATAAGTATTTTGATACTTATAACTGCACTGCCTTTGGCCTATTAAACGGGGTTGAGGCTTTTATTAAGAAAAAATACGGCTATGTAGAAAATTTTAGCGACCGCGACCTTGGTATTAAAGCTGAAACAAAATGCGGGCGTGGTAATTATATGAGTAAAGTTGCTGAAATTTTAAGGCTTTATGGTGTTTGTAATGAGCACGAAGTGCCTTTTAATGATACTATTAAGGTTTGCACTGATTATTATAAACGGCCAGCTAATACAGAAAAACTAGGAGATAAGTTTTTAAATAAATATAAATTTAACTGGGATTGGGTTTTTTGGGGCAACCAAGATAAAATTATTGAGGCAATGACCTATTCCCCACTTGTTGTGGCTGTATATGCTGGTAGCCGTAAAATAGTTAAAAATGGTATTATACAAAAAACAACTTATAGCCCAACTCATATTGAGTTAATTGTTAATTATGATTACGGCAAATGGTTTGAAACTTTTAACACTTATGAGGGAACTATGTTTAAAAAATACGCTTGGGACTATAACTGGGGTGCTAAGCAAAGATTAAATATTAACTTAAATACTATGCCGACAACAAAAATTCCTAAATTTGACAACAACACTTTAATTAAAAATGCTGAAGTTGACCAAGCTATTGGCTTATATGTCGATAAAAAGCTTATTGTTGAAACAATCCAACCTAATGATTACCGCATTATGAAAGAGTTTATTGCGCGTAATGACGGCAATATAAAAGGTAAAATTAAAAGTGTTAAACAAGAGATTTGGAATGCTATACCAAAAGTTGATTTAAGCTGGAAGCCAGTTAAATAAAAACTTGACAAAATTATACACTATGATATACTATGTATAGTTGTTTATTGCCATAAACAATTCATATTTCCCCTGATACCCCTTTTTTACATTTTTTTACACGAAAGCCACTCGGCCAACTACCTCCTCGGCCAGTAGTGGCTTTTGTGTTTATGCACAAAAAAACTTGACAAAAAAAACACCCTATTTTATAATATAAATATGATAACTAAACGCTACAATTTAAGCTTGAGTTTTAACGACTTATTTATCATCTATTAAGCTGATTGCCTTTTGGCAGTCGGCTTTTTAGTATTACAAATAAATAAACAAACCCTTGCTTTTGGGCTAAGCAAGTAAAACCAGTCCACTAACCTAAATATAGTTGAGGTGTAATTGCGAAAGCACGGCAAAACAGTTGGCCACTCTGTCCGTGCCATCTGAATTGCATCGCAACTGTAATACATTGGGATAAAACTAGAGGTAGTTTAAATTATTTCAATAATATGTTTATTTTATAAATTAAATCAATTACTTTCTCCGTATCAGAAGGTAAAAGTGGCGTAATGCAAATTTTAGTATTATTAACTTATGTTTATGGCAAACACAACAATTAAAACAAATTGGCAACCTTGTCTTTTAGCTGGCCAACGCACTGAGAAGAAAATTAAGGAATATTTTTTGAAAACCTTGCGTTTTAGTAGTATTGATATAATGGAGGGCAACTTCCCTGATTATGATTTGCGCTGTTTTAAGGAACGCAACGGCGATGTTGAAATTACTACTTTTGAAGTTAAACAAGATTTTAAGGGCGACCACACCAATAACTTAGCTTTTGAGTTTGAGTGCAAAGGCAAGCCAAGTGGCCTAGCAGTTACTAAAGCTGACTATTGGATACACTGCCGACGGGATACTGTATACATTTTTTGCACGTCAGTTTTAAAAGAGTATTTAAAAGCAAATTGGAAGTATTTTAGGGTAGTTTATGGCGGTGATGATATGGCTAGTAAAATGGTGTTAGTGCATAAAAATATGATAAGCGCTATGATAAATTTTGAGGCTATTGAGGCTAATAAATTTGATTGGTTTTCTGAAAACAACGATGTGGACAATATTCATAATTCCGCTAGAGTTAGCGTTTAGTCAGAGGGGTTGACACCCCTTTTAAATATATGTATAATTAAAGTATAATTGATTAACATTAACAACAAAATTATGACCAAAGCAGACGATTTAACTTGCGATTTTTGCAGACAGGTAATTAAAAAAAAAGAAATTTATTGTATAGTTGAGGGCAGACGGTTTGCACTACTAGCTTGCAAGTTATGCAAGGAAGATATTGACAATGGCCTAACAGTATCAGTAAACGACGATTACTAGGGTGGTTATACAGGGGCTTGCAAAAGCCCTAAATAAGCAACTTAATAATTAATAAAAAATGTATGGCAAAAAACAACAACGAGGAGCTGGTTGCTAAGGCCAGCAAAGTGCAAGGCGAAATGCTTTGCTATGTAATGCAACAACTGGGCGTTGTAAAAGACTTAAACAACGAGCAGTGGTTTACATTAACAGATTTAAAAAAGAGCATTAACAATTAAATTTATGGCAAAACAAACAAACTATGTTTGCAACAAGTGTAGCCAGTTGGCCAAAAATGACGAGGAAAATGATTTTATACAGGACTTTGGCCTATGCTATGCTTGCGACAAAACAATGATTGAATTACACGAGTGCGCGTTTGACGGGGATATAATTAATTAACAAGTTATACACAATTATACTTGCAACTACTTTCAATGTATAGTATAATGGAAGTATAATAAATATAGTGGCTAGGCAATGTTGGCGCGCCCTTTGCTTGGCCACCCCCTTGCGGGTTAAATTAAAATTATGGCAAAAAAAACAACTAAGGCAGTTAAGCCTAAAAAAACAACCAAGCCTAAAAAGGCTAAAAAAGAAAAGCCAGTGCAGTATTTAGAGGTAATAGAAGAAGACAAAAGCATTGGCAAACAAGCTGGCAAGATACAAGACCCAGCAATTAGCGTAAACCAAATTGTTGCGCTATTAAGTAAAACACCTGAGGTTTATAAATATAACAGGCCAGCAAAAGGTGGCAGTAAACCTTGGACTTATGTTAGTGGTGGTTATGTTAAAAAGCGTTTAAACCAAATTTTTGGTTGGGCTTGGAACTTTACTATTGTTGACAAGTTTAGGGAAGATAATGAGGTTATAGTGCAAGGCCGTTTAACTATTTGTAATAAAGACGGCGCAGTTATGATTATAAAAGAAGATTTTGGTAAAAAGGAAATACAAAACACAAAAGGCACTAGCACACCATTAAGCATTGGTAATGATTACAAAAGTGCAGCCACTGATTGTTTAAAGCGTTGTGCTTATCAGTTAGGCCTAGCCAGTGATGTTTATGCGCCTTTGGAATATAAGGAACTAGAAAACCCAACTGAGGCGGTTTATGAACAAAAAAAAAGCGAAAGCCAACAATACCGCATAACTTGCCGTGTGTGCCACAAAACAGTTGAAACGGATAAAAGGTTTTTAAAAGAGTGCGCTAAATGTGCTCCATTAAGTAAAGCTAAAAAAAGTGAAATTATAAATAAACGGAATGAAAAACTTGCCAAAGAGCAAGTGCCGTTTAAAACTACCAAAAGGCCAGTGCCTAGGTCAGTTTAATTATTAAAATGTAAAAAATATGCAAATTTACGAAATTAACAAAGAAGTTAAAAAAGCGTTGGATTTAAAAGATGAAGAACAACGCGATTACTTATTAGGCCAGTTAAAACTTAATTTAGCTGATAAAAGCGATGAGTTGTTAAAAGCTTGTAAAAATATTGAATTGTTTAACCAAGGCGTTGACGCTGAAATTGAGCGGTTGCAAGCGTTAAAAGACGCGCGCAACAAACAAGTATCCACTATAAAAGAGTTAATTAAAAATGCAATGGAGGACGCTGGACTTAAAACACTTGGCTTGCCTAAGTTTAAATTAACAGTAGCTAAAACACCGCCTAGGGTTGTTATTGAAAATGAAGCTTTAGTGCCAGCAGATTATTGGATAACAAAAGAGGTTAATAGTATTGATAAAAAGCTATTAAAAGAAGCTTTGCGTAATTGCACTATTGAGGGCGCTAGGTTAGAAACAAGCACAACATTAAGAATTAAATAACAAAAAAATGTTTAACAAAAGAAAAGTAAAAAAGGTTTACCGCAAATTTATTTGCTGGATTATTAAATAGGAGGTTAAATTGCCTAAATTTACTGAACTGTTTGAGGCTTGCGCTTGGTGTTTAAAGCAGTTAGGCAAAAAGGATTGTGTTGAATATGAAGCTGATGAAATGAAAACAACACACGGGATTTGTCCAGCTTGCTACCAAAAGGAACTGGAAAAACTGGACGCAGAGATGCCAAATGAATACGGCGAAAGGGGGACAAAATAGTCCCCCTAACTAAAAAATAACTATTATTATATGAGCCAAATTTTAACAGATTATAAAAACAAAATTGAAGCTAGCTACGATAAAATTACTAGCGAGGCCGATTTTAGGAAGAATGACCAAATGGTTGATTATGTATTTAAGGTTGGCAAGGACTTATTTAGTATTAACTTAGATAAAACAGGCCACCAATGGTTATTGCAAACTGGTGGGCGTTTAGCTGGGGCTTATTCTTATTTAGGTAATAAGGTGAGCCAAAAGCGGGCTGAGCGTGATTTATGCGAACAAAGGGTTGATGAGCTTATAAACACCAAAACAGTTGAAAATTATCATAATGGCGATGAAAAAATTACATTGGCTAGGGCGCAAGCTAAACGGGATTTAGCTGAATTAAAAGAGGTTGTTATATTAAAAGATAATGAAAAAAACAACTATGAAAATATTGCCAACGCTTGCGAAAAAATGATAAGCTTTATACAAAGCGCCATTAAGGTTAAGGAGGGTGAACGCTTTATGGCTAACAAACTGCACGCGCCTGAGTATGAAACGCAAAAAAGACCTATTCAATGAGCAAATTACCTTTGGCAAATTGCTCAATATACACGACGATAACAGTTGTGATACTATTAGTAATTACTTATATACAGTTAAAAAATATTTAATCAAAAGGCGTAATGCGACCAATACCACCAAAAGTAAAAAGCGAAATACTAGCTGACCCGTTTTATAAAATATGTATTTGGGATAATAACGACTGCGCTGGCCGTGTTGAGTGGGAGCACGCGTTTACCTATGCTGGCAAGCAAATTAATGAAAAGTGGGCTATTGTGCCAGTTTGCACTTATCACCATAGGGACAAGGGCTTAGTAAAAAATTATAACAGGTGGGTTGCTATTAACAGGGCTACGCTGGAAGATTTTGCTAAATACCCTAAGTTTGATTGGATTAAGCTAAAAAATATTTTAAATAAACATTATGGGGGCAAACCAAAAGACCGTAAAATTTACGGCAAGACTTAAACCAGTATACTGCAAGGATTGTAATTTTTTGTGGCGGGAGGGCAAATTGTTTTGTTGTTATAACGGAATTTTAGGCGATAGGGTTGAGGATATAGCACAAACAGTTATTATTGAAAGGCGCAACAAAAACAATAAGTGCAAGTATTTTATACCAAAGATAAATTTTACCTTATGGCAGAGAATGCTAATAAAAATATTCGGTTTATAACTTGTCCTTTTTGCAAAGGCAAAGGAACAATTAAACCACCATATAGACATAACGAGTTAGCCGTTAATAAAAAAGCGCGGTTAGCTATGCTTATGCGTCAAGAGGGATATAGTTTTAGGGAAATTATGAAACACTTTGATTATAAATCAACTAACTCAGTAATTTATTTATTACGCAAATATGAAAAAACGAGAAAAAAAGAAAAGCAAATTTAAAAAGTGCAAAACCTGTAATGCTGAAACAGTGCTTGCTAGGTGTCCGCACTGCGGGACTTTTTTACAAAACATTAACATTAAAACAAATGAACCAAAAAGACGCATTAAAAAATCTAATTGACTTTACTGAAGTATTAGAAGATTACAAAACGCCTTATTGGCTTGAGGCTGGCACTTGTTTAGGCGCAGTGCGCGAGGGCAATTTTATTGGTCACGATTTGGATATTGATATTGGTATTAACGAGGAGCATTTTGATTTTAGGTTATTAAACAAAATGTTTGAAGCTGGGTTTGGTGTGCGCCATATATTTGGTAGCCGTGCTTGCGGAATGGAAATAGCTTTTGCGCGTTATGGCGTTAAGATTGACCTGTTTTTGCATTATAAGCTTGGTAATAAACGCTGGAATGCTGTTTGGGCTAATGGTGGCCGTAATGGTTTAAAAGATATTATACCTATGGTATTCCCAGCAGATTTATTTGATGAGCAAGTATTGTCTAATTTAGGTGGCAATTTGTTTAAAGTGCCAAAGCAATATGAGCGTTATGTTGAGTTATGGTATGGCAAGACTTGGCGTTTACCTGACAAAAACTGGCGTTGGGACAGTAGTAGCCCAGCCATTGATAAAAGTTTTATTAAAAAAATTAAAATGGTTTATGAATAAAAAATATTGGGACGCGTTTTATAAAAAACCGCATATAAGCGCGCCAAGTGATTTTGCGGAGTTTTGCCAAACACACTACCTTAAAAAGCGCAAAACAATTATTGACTTTGGTTGCGGTAATGGCCGTGATAGTTATTACTTTGCTAAAAGCGGACACACTGTTATTGGTATTGATAGCGCTATTAAACCTGAAAATGCGCACAAATGTTATTTTTATAAAAGTAGTTTTAGTAGCCCTGATATACAGTGGGACGGGGGCAAGGTTGTTTATAGCCGTTTTTTCTTGCACGCTATTAGTAATAAGGAAATTAAATACTTAATTGAAAAAAGCCAAGGTTATTTTATGGCAGAGGCACGGGCGTTAGGTGATAAGCCGTTGATTTGGCCTAACCACGACCGCAATTATATTAGAGGGAATTGGCTTTTACATCAGTTAATTAAAAATAATTTTAAGATATTATACTTCAAACAGGGACGCGATATGGCCGTTTATAAAAGTGAAAACCCGCTTGTTATACGCGTTATAGCTAAAAAATTAAAACCTAAAAAATGAAGAATGTTACCGCAATAATTAAAACATTTTTACGCGATGAGTATTTATATACTTGCGTTGATAGTTTACTTGAAGTTTATCCTGACATTAAAATACTTATAGCTGATGATAGCTACGAAAACCCTAAAAAGGATATGCCACTTGAAAAGCGTAATTTTTATAAAAAGGTTGAAAAGCTTGGACACCAAGTCCATTTTTTGCCTTATGATAGTGGGCTTTGTGTTGGCCGTAATGCGTTAGTGCAAAAGGTTAAAACAAAATATTTGCTTATTGGTGATGACGATTTTAAATATAGTATACAGGCAAACATTGACAAAATGGTTAATTTTTTGGATAACAATAGGGGCTTTGATTTAATTGGTGGGCGCATTATTGAGGGTGAGGTAATTAAAAATTATCAAGGGCTTATTAACGACCGCGACCCGCATAGGTTTGTTTACACACCGCTTGAACTTAACGGCTATAATAGCTACAAAGGGTTTAAGTATAAGCCTTGCGATATTACTTTTAATTTTTTTATAGCTAGGACTAAGGCTGTTAAAAAAGTGCCGTGGGACGAACAAATCAAGGTAGCTTATGAGCATAGTAGTTTTTTTATTGATTTTAAGCGCGCTGGTTATAAAGTAGCGTTTACGCCTGATTGTATTGTTGAGCATAAACCAGCTATACAAATTAAAAACAGGCAAAGTTATAGCAACTATTTATATTACAGGACGCGTAAAAGCGACCGCAAAAGGTTTTATGAGCGGTTTGGTATACACACTGTTGTCGATATGCAAGGGCGTGTTGATATTTTTGATAGTAGCGAAATGCAAGATATTGATATTATATTTAAAACAATGAAGCGACGGGAAAGTGTTGAAAAGCTTTTGTTTAGTATTGCTAAACGCTACCCTATGGCCAATATTATGTTTGCTGACGATGATGAGGGGTTTGATTATAATTACTATGTTGATTTATGGCAACGCCTAAACAAGCGTGGTTTAAAAAAGAACCCTGTTTGTTATAATATGCCTTATGATACAGGGCTTGCCGAGTGCCGTAATTTTTTAATAGAAAAGTGCAGACGGCCTTATGTATTGTTAATTGATGACGATTTTATATTTACGGAAAATACTGATATTAGTAAATTTATTCAAGTATTGGAGCATAACGAAGATATTGGTGTTGTTGGCGGGTTGTTATTTGACGGCCAAAACGAAATGCACTATGAACATAAGTGGTGGAGGCGTGGCAAAAGGTTATACCATAAAAGCGACGGCAATAAGTGGATTAAGGTTGATAAGGGCTTAAAATATAAGCTAACTGAATGTATTTTAAATTTTGCTTTGTTTAGGCGTGAAGTTTTTAATGATATACAGTTTGATAACCAGTTTAAAATAAGTGGTGAACACACTGACTTTTATTTAAGGTTTAAGGAGCTTGATTGGAAAATAGCTTATACGCGTGATGTTAATGCTATACACAAATCAACTGGCGATGTTAAATACAGGGCGTTAAGGCAACGCGAGGAGTTTTTAAAGCTGTTATTTATAAAACACGACCTTGAACAAATTATATATTTAGACGGGTTTAGGTATATTTTTGACGGCAAAAGGATTATACACACCCGCGCTACTAAATAAAGTTATGAAAAAACAAAGAAAAATAAGAAAATTTATTTTTGTGTGGAGTGGCAGTAAAAAGACAATAGAAAAAGAGTTGGAAAAAGATTTTATGAGTAGAGGCTGGAAAATTGTTGAACATAAAGAATATGGCAAGTTTAGATATACACGAGACGAATTTAAAAAAATAAATTATGTAATCGTTAAAGCTGTTTATTTAGGGAAAAGGAAAGTTTATGAAATAGATTTGCCAGTATTAGATTTTGAAAACATATCAATTTTTAATTAATTATTAATATAAACCTTATGCGTTTATCACAACAAAAATTAGACAAGCTTTTTAAGCTTTATGACGATTTACACGCGACCCAAAAGCTTTTAGACGAAAACATTAAAACCGCCCAAGACCAACACGGCGAGGACACAATGGAGGTTAAACGGGACGGCAAAAAGCAGTTATTTAAACAAAAATTCCTTTGGGAAGAAGTTAGGTTGCTTGGCGCGCGTAACAACCAAGCTGCTGACATTTTAAGTCAAAAATATCCGCAAGTGTGGGACTTTTTTGACGCTGAGCAAAAGCAAATTGCTAATATTAAAAAATATGAGTTAAAGCTATTTGGCTTTGACCATAAGCAAATGAGTATTAACAATTATGTTAAGCTAACGCAAGCGCTTATTAAACTTGAGGTTAAAGTGCTTAAAAACAAGCCAAACTGGTTTAAAATATGGCTGGCTAAACTTAATAAAAAAAAGTAATATGTTTAGTGAGGATAGGCTTGTTAGGTTGGTTGTATATAAGCTTATAATATTATTTATACTAATTATTATTGCAATAGTGCTTAAAATGCTTAATATGGCGTTTTAGCACTCCCCTACTCTACTCCTCCCCTATTGCTGACCACGCTTGTCAAGGCTGTTTTTACAGGGGAAGAGTAGTGGGGAAGTGGTTACTATAACATAAAATATGAAAAAAGTCAAAGACAAATTTATACAAATTGATATTAGTAAATTAAAATTACACCCTAAAAATCCTAAGTTGCACAATGTTGATTTAATAAAAGGCAGTATAAATAGGAGTGGTTACCTTGCCAAAATAATAGTTGACGAAAATAATGTCATTTTAGGTGGCCACGGGCGTTTAAAAGCATTAAAAGCGTTAGGTGTTAAAGATATTATGGTTAATAAAGTTACTGGTTTAAGCGAAAAAGAAAAAGAGGAATATTTATTAACCGATAATAAAAGCACTATTGAGGGTGGTTTTAGTGACGAATTACTTAAATTGTTTGATAAAAACTTATTAGCTGATAGTGGTTGGGATAAGCTTGAATTAGCCAACATATTTGGTGATAAGCCAACTGACGATGATTGGGCGGACGCGTTTAAGGAAACAGTGCCAAAGGAGTTAAAAGGTTTAAAGCAAATTACTTTTATATTAAAAGAAACACAAATAATACAAATTAAAAAAATATTAAAAAAGCACGATGTTGATATTAACAAGGCTTTATATAAAATTATAATTGATTATGATAATACGGCCAGTAACCAAACAACAAGCGTCTGAATATTGCAAATTACACCCTCACGCGCCTAGTATGCCTAATAGTAGCAAATACTTTATGGCTGCGTTTGAGGGCAATAAGTTTATTGGCCTAGCAGTTTGGGGCTGGGGAATAGTGCCAGCACAAACACCTAAAAAATTGTTTGGCAGTGGCACTACTGCTGACTACTTAGAACTTAACAGGTTTTTTGTTGTAGATGACGCGCCAAAGAATAGTGCTAGTCAATTCCTTAACTTAACTGCAAAGGTCATTAAAAAATACGACCATAAAGTAAAGTATCTCTATACTTATGCAGCGGGCTTCCAAGGGTTGGTTGGCACTATCTACCAAGCTGCTGGTTATTATTATATTGGCACTATTGAATGTAAATTCCCTTATATAAAAGGTGTTGGCCTTATACACCCTATTAGCTTATATCACCGCTATAAAAAGACTAGCCCTAAATACTTAAAAAAGATATTTGGTGATAAACTTAGCATATTACACGGACTAAATTTTTGTTATCTTAAATTTATTTGTAGTAAACAGGAACAACAAGAGTTAATGGCTACCGCTAGATTTAAAATCTATGATAGATACCCTAATAAAAAAGACCTTAAAATTTGGGATAACAATGGCAATAAAATTGACCCAGAAGTTGCTAAAACTATACCAATCGTTAAGTTGAAAAGTAAAATAAATAAATAAGCGCTAGTAGTGTAATTAGTTGCACGCTGGCTTCCCAAGTCAGTAGAGGCGGTGCAAAACCGACCCTAGCGCTCAAGGATATGAAAATATTAAATTTATATGCTGGTATTGGTGGCAATAGACGCCTTTGGGGCGATAAACACCAAATAACCGCAGTTGAAAATGACGAAAAAATAGCGCATATTTATAGCGATTACTTCCCTAACGATGAAATTGTTATTGCTGACGCGCACGAGTATTTATTAAAGCATTTTGATAAGTTTGATTTTATTTGGAGTAGCCCGCCTTGTCCAACGCATAGTGATATTAGGCGAATGGCTGTAACTAGCGGAATGTATAAGGCTAAATATCCTGATATGAAGCTTTATGAGGAAATAATATTGCTTAAACATTTTGCTGATTGCAAGTGGGTTGTTGAAAATGTAGTGCCTTATTATGAGCCGTTAATACCAGCGCAAAAATTAGAGCGCCACTTGTTTTGGACTAATTTTTGGATTACACCTATTAAACTTGAAGATGAGCGCAAACATAGACAAATTGTTGGCCGTAATGAAGTTTATGGTTTTAACTTAAAAAATTATAATGTTAAGGATAAACGGCAGTTATTGCGTAATTTAGTAAACCCCGCGTTAGGCTACCATATTTTACAGGAAGCTTTTAAAACTAATAAAACATTAATATAAACTTATGCCTGATACAAAACCTAAAAAAAGGGCTTATAAAGATTTAACTGAGGAGGAACAGGAAACTATGATTTTGCTTTACGATAAGCATAATGGCAATTTAACGGCTATGGCTAAGGATAAGTTGTGTAAATATAAAAGCAGACCAACATTAGTGCATTATAAACAAAAGTATAACTGGCCGAACAAACTGGAACAATTACGAACGGGATACCTAAGAGAATTTTTAGACAATAGACATAAGGAAACTGAGGTGCTTTGGGAAATATGGCGTGGTGGCTTTAACGAAGCTGAAATAAAAGCTATAATTAAAAGTGGCCGTTATGGTGGTTTGCATAGCTTTATAGCTAAGGTTTTAGCTGGTGATATGAAAGCTTTAAAAACATTATTAGATAAATTGTTTGCTAACCAAAACTTGCTTGAACTTAAAATGCCTGAACAGGAGAAAATTGAAGAAGCCATTGAAAAAATTAACCTTTTAACAAATGCACGAGATAACAAAAATCCTATTCCAAGTAAAGGGCAAACCCCTAGTAATCCCGCCTCGGTTTAGGGATTTATTTGATACGATTTTTAATTTGCGCCATAACCGCGTTAATGTAATTGCGCCAACGCAAGACGGTAAAAGTTTAACTATTGCTAGTGCAGTTACTTGCGTTGCTGCATTAAGACCTGAAAAGTTTACTATACTTGCGCCTAGTGAAAAAAAAGCTGATATTGTAATGGCTTATATTAGAGATTTTGCGACACAACACCCGCTTATTTATACGCAACTTGAATTAGACAAAAATGAGGTTTTAGACAGGTTAAAGCGTGAGCGTAGCCGTAGACACTTAACTTTTAAAAAGGGTGGTGGTGTGCAAACCTTAACTTTGGACGCGCGTAATAGTAAACGCTGTATTGAGGCTGCGATGGGTTTTGGCAGTAAAAATATAATACAGGACGAGGCTAGCTTAATTGGTGATAATTTACATTCAACAGTAATGCGTATGCTTGGCGGTTATAAGTATAGCGAAAGTTTTTTGCTTAAAATAGGCAACCCGTTTTACCGCAACCATTTTTACCGCAGTGCTAATGACGCTAAGTATAAGCAAATATATCATAATTATAAACATAGCTTAGCTGACAATAAAGCTGGCTATCACGGCTTTGACAAAGAATTTATTGAGGAAATGAAAAACGAAGCATTTTTTGACGTATATTATGACTGCTTATTCCCGCCAGAGGATAAAATAGACGAACGCGGTTTTAGGCAATTAGTAGTTAGTAGCGATTTGCATTTTAAGGAAGTTAAGCCTGTTGGTGAGCCTATGCTTGGCGCTGATATTGGCGGTGGTGGTGATTATAATGTTTATGTTGTTAGGTGGGATAACCTTGCTAAAATAACGGCTTATAATAAAAGTAATGATACTATGGTTAATGTTAGTGAGATTGAGCGTATTATTAAAAAATATAATATAAAACCTGAAAATGTAAACATTGACGATATTGGGGTTGGCCGTGGTGTTGTTGATAGGTTAAAAGAAAAAAAGCTTAGAGTTAATGGCGTTAGTGTTGGCGCTAAAAGTAAACAAATTAAATACGCCAACCTTAAAGCTGAGTTATACTGGCTATGCTCTATTTGGTTAAAAGATAATTACTTAGAAGATTTTAAAATAAACTATACTAGTGTTTGGCAACAATTAACTTGGATTAAGTATAAAGTTAATAGCGACAAGCAAATTGGTATTGAGCCTAAAGCTGACTTAAAAAAGCGCACGGCTAAGTCGCCCGATTTTGCAGACGCGTTTATGCTAACATTTTATAAAAAACCCACTGCGGGAATAATTAAATTTTAATATGACTATTGAAAAACAAGGCGTAACAATGCGCGATATTGAAAATAAAAACCAACAATTCTGGTTTTCTTTAATCGCTAGTAAAATTGATAAATTAGAGTTTGGCAAACTTGAGGTTAAACTAACAATACGCAAGGGCAATGTTGTCAATATACAATGTTATACTGGTGATAGCTGTCAAGTGCCTGATTAAATGTGGATAAACTGTTAAAAAGCTTGACAAATTAAAATAGCTTTGAGATAATATAAATAAGAATAAGCCTAATGGCCGTGGGCGTTAGCTCGCTTATTCTATCCAACTGGTGCTTACACTGAGAAACAGTGATTTGTGCGTTATATTTTTAATGCTTAAATCACTGTTTTTTTTAAATCTATGTCTAAAATAAATTTTTTTAAAAAAGTAAAAAGCGTGTTTAATAAAAGCGCGTGCAATTTATACAGTTTTTTTAGCCTAGGGTTGACTAAATTAAATTGGGGAATGCCAAAATTTTTGTGGGCTTATGAAATAAGTGCCTATGTTTATGCTTGCGTAAAAAAGCGTGGTGAAAAGGTTGGCCAAACTAATTGGAAGCTTTTTCAAGGTGATAAGGAAATTAACGAACATTGGATTTTAAGTTTGCTTTCAAACCCTAATAGTAGTCAAACTGGCAATGAGTTTTTTGAGCTTTACCAAACTTATAAGGATTTGACTGGTGAAACTTATATTTTAATGCTTAGGGCTGAAAGTGCTAAAGAAGTTGACGAGTTGCATATACTACGGCCTGATTGGATTGTTAAAATAAATTATGAAAAGGAAAGTGGGGAAATTGTTAGTTATGAATACAGATTGCCACGCGGTAAAAATCTAACACTGCCAGCGCAAAATGTAATTGCAAGTTATTATCCCAACCCAAAAGACCAACGCCGTGGCCTTAGCCCGCTTAAAGCTGGCGCAATGGCTGTTGATACTGAAAACCAATTATCTACATATCAAAATAGCGTTATCCGTAATGGCGGTAAAATTGAAGGTATTTTAAACTATAAAGCTGAATTAACAAAAGACCAAATTGCTGAAATAAAAGACGAGTTTGAAAAACAATATAGTAATGCAAAAAATAGTGGCAAGCCGTTAGTTACTTATGGTGACGCTAGCTATACAAATATTGGCCTTAGCCCTAGTGAATTAAGTTTTATTGAAAGTAAAAAAATGACTAGGGACGATATTAAACTAATTTATCAAGTGCCTGATAGTTTGCTTGGTTTAACTGATAAAATCCAACGCGGTAATTATGAGGAAAGCGTTAGGACATTTTTAAGTGAAACTGTTAAACCTTTGGTTGATAATTTAGTTGCAAAGCTTAACAATGACTTAGTGCCTGAGCAATATACTTTGGTTGGTGTTTTACCAATACCAAAAGACAAAGACCTTATTTTAAAAGAAGTTACTAATGGCGCTAAAAATTATTATATGACTGTTAATGAAATGCGCGACAAGGTTGGGTTGCCTAGTATTGGAAGCGAGGGCGATGTTATTAACCAACCTGTTAATTTATTGCCTAGCCCTGTAACTGTTGAGGAAAAACAGGTCAAAAAAAAAAGCAAAAAAAAAGAAGCCTTTGTCCACCCGTTAAGGAATGAAGATTTTAGACGCAAATATCACGAGGCTTGGCTTAAACAACTTGATAGAAAAGAAGAAAAGTTTTTGCGCAGTCTACGCAAGGTATTGCGCGCACAACGGGACAGGTTAATTGACAATTTACTTAGCCAGCAAGTTCGTAGCATTAGAAAAACTTTACTAGATGAAACTTTTGACGCTAAAAAAGAGGCAGAGCTGACAGTTGAAGCTATGTTGCCTATTATGGTGCAGTATTACGAAGACGCGGGCGTAGATGTTGCGCAACTATTTGAAGTTGCTGAACCTTTTACTTTAACTGCAACAGATAAAACTACTATAATACAACGCACTGAATTGTTTAGCAAAGAGATTACTGATACTACTGTTAAACAGTTACAGTCGCAATTTAACCAAAGTCTAGCTGACGGCGAAACACGCGAACAATTAGCTAAACGCGTGGAAACTTTATATGGCAATATTAGCAAAGGGCGTGCATTAAATATTGCGCGGACTGAAACTGGTGTTGCTGACCAAAGCGGTCGTTTTGCTGGATATGAACGGGCTAATGTCCCTATTAAAATTTGGGTATCAATACTTGATGATGTTACTAGGCCAAGCCACCAAACAATAGACGGTGAGGAACAGTTGTTGCAAGACCAGTTTAGTAATGGCTTAATGTATCCGTTAGACCCTAGCGGACCAGCCAGTGAAGTTGTTAATTGCCGTTGCACTATTTAATAATAATTAAAATATAAAATTTATGAAAAAATTTTATCAATTAAGCAACAAATCTTTTGCTAATTATAAAGTTAAAACATATAAAACCCTTTGGGAAAAAATAAAAGACAAGGGCTATGACGGTTTTGTAATTACTTGTTTTGTAAACCTAGAGAAAAAAGCTAACAGTGATAATAGTTTTAGTGGCGTGTTTTCAACAAGCACTGTTGATAGGCACGGCGATGTTGTTAAACAAAACTGGGATTTGAACGCTTTTAAGAAAAACCCTGTTTTGCTTGATAGCCATAACTATAATAGCATTGAGCATATTATTGGGCGTGTAAACAAAATTAAAGTCAAGGAAGATAAATTGGTTGGTGATGTTGAATTTGCACTTGACAACCCCAAAGGATTGTTAGCTTATAAATTAGCTTTAAACAAATTTTTAAACGCTTTTAGCGTTGGCTTTATACCAGTAGTGTTTGGCGACAAAGGTGAGTTTGAAAAAAGTGAATTACTTGAACTTAGTAGCGTGCCAGTGCCAGCCAACCCCGAAAGCTTAATGGAGAAGTTATATGACACAACAAAAGATGAAAAAAATTTATCAATTAAAAGGCCTAATGGAAGTAATGCCAAGCAACGAGGCAACAGTGGTAAAAGAAGACGGGCAACCAGTAAACAAAACAGTAGCGGAACAAAAAGCAAAGTATCTACCACCAAGCGTGTAGAAGATAAAGCTGTAATACCTTTTAGCGTCCACGGCGAAGGACCAAAAGCCCCTATTGACGCTGGCTGGGACGCTGGCGCTGAAGTTAAAAAAGCTAGCGGTGACGGTAAAAAATTAAAAACAATGATGACTTGGGTTGATAGTGGCGCTGAGGGGTTTGAAGCTGATGAGCGCAAATGGTATAAGCTACCACACCACAAAGGAGACGGGGCGCAACCTGTTGTTTGGCGTGGCGTAGCAGCAGCTATGGCTGCACTTTTGGGCGCTAGGGGTGGTGTTGATATACCTGATAACGATAAGCAAGGAGTTTATACTCACCTTAAAAAGCATTATGCGCAGTTTGATAAAGAACCACCTGAATTAAAACAATATACTGAAAAAGAGATTTTAGAATTATTCCCTGTTGAAAAACAATTAGATAAAAAAAATAAAGCTTTACATATAATAGCCTTGGCTGCAAAACACCTTGGCCAGTTAAACAAGGTCGAAACACGCGAAAGCGTTAAGGCCAAGAATGTTAAACTTATTAACAAAGCTGTTAGGCAGTTATTAAAAGCTAAAAAATATTAAATATTAAATTTATTTATATGTCTGATAAAAAATTAAAACCTAAAAAAAAGGTTGCAAGCACAGGCAAAAAAATTAAAACTACTAGAAAAGAAGAAGAGGAAGAAGAAGAAGCAAAAGGCTTAATTGAAAAATTAGTCAAACAATCAACTGATAAAGTTGAAAAAGAATACGCTGAAAAATTTGAAACTTGGAAAAAAGAACAAAAAGAAAAAATGGCTGTTAAAGCTGGCGTTTACGCTCCTGAAGCTAAAGAAAAAAGAGCTGGCCTTAATGACTATTTAAGAAAATTTTTAACTGCTCTACGCTGGGGCGATACTGCTACTTTAAAAGATATGAGTAGCACACCAGCAGACGGCGGTTATACTATTGATGACGAACTTAGTGCTGAAATTGAAACGCTAACTACCCAATATGGTGTATTTAGACGTGAAAGTAATTTGGTAACACTTAGCAAAGGTGATTTAAAAATCAATAACCTTGCTACTGATATTGATGTATACTGGACTGACGAAGCTGCTGCAAAAACAAGTGACCAAGTCACTGTTGGCCAAGTTACTTTAAGCCTTAAAAAGCTTGCAGTAATTGTGCCAATGACTGACGAATTACTTGAAGATACTGAAATTGATTTGGTTGGTTATGTTACTAGCCGTATTGCTGAAAATATGGCACGGGAAGAAGACGAACAATTCTTCAATGGTAGTGGCAGTCCGTTTACAGGTGTTTTGCAAGATACCAATGTTAATGTAGTAACAATGGCAAGCACTAGCATTATTAACATTAGTGCTGATGACTTGATTAATATGGTTGACGCTACACCGCAAGGCGCGTTAGCTAATGGCAAATATTACCTAAACAGAACTATTATGAGCTTTATTAGAAAGCTTAAATCTGATGACGGTATTTATGTCTATCAAGCGCCAAGTGCGCAAGGACCAGCAACAGTTTGGGGCTACCCAGTCGTTGATGTTGAGGCTATGCCTAACAAAAGCGCTGACGCTGCAAACACTGGCTTTGTAATATTTGGTGATTTAAGAAAAGGTGCTTGGATGGGTCAAAAGGCTGGTGGTATGCGAGTTGCTTTATCTACTGAAGCTACAATCCGTAATACTGACGATGACGCTGATATTAACCTATTTAGACAAGATATGACTGCTTTGCGTGTTGTTGAAAGAGTTGGTTATGTTTTGGTATTACCAAAAGCATTAACTGTCTTAAAAACTAATAGCGCAAGTGTATAAACATAATTAGTTGAGATAGTGGCCGTTAGGCAATAAAAGTCTAGTGGCCACGACTAAGGTAATTATATGAAAAAATTTGTATACACAAACAAAATAAACGGAGCAAAGGTTTATAGCGATAAGCCACTTAATAATCCAAATTTAAGGTTAGTAGTGGGAGTTAAAAGTGGGCAAATTACCAATAACGATAATAAAGTAATTAAAAAATAAATTTATGTCTTATACAGACAAAGCAAAAATAGAATTATTTTTAAATAAAACCATTAGTGAAGATATTGACTTTTTTATTGACGCTGCAAAAGATATTATTGATAATATAACTGGCACAACCTTTGAAGCCACTGACCCTGAAACACGCTACTTTAACGCTTGCGGTGGTAATGCTTTATTAATTGATTATGCTATTGATATAAGCAAAGTTGAAATTGGCGATGACGATTATGGCGGTAGTTTTACTGAAATTGACGCTATTAGCCCAACACAAAGCGCTGGTTATTGGCTACAACCTGAAAACTACAACGAGCGTGGACGGCCAGCAAGTAAAATAGTATTGCGCGGTTATAATTTTATAAAAGGTATTAACAACCAAAAAATTGAGGGCAAGTGGGGATATAGTGAAACTGCGCCTGATGATATTAGTTTTGCTGCAACTGTTATTGCTGGTGGAATGTATAACGCCGAGCGTGGCGGTTCTGCTGGCAGTGGTGATATTAAGAGTGAAAAAATAGGCAATTACAGTGTGGCTTATGATGTTGGCACGAGTAGCACTAGTGGCACTTGGGCAAGTTATAAACGAGCATTAGCTATAATTAATAAATATAAACGCTACGCATTATGACCGAAATTAACAAATGGTATACTAAAACTTTTACTGTTAAACGGGAAGTATACACTGGTAATAAAAGTGATTTGGAAGTTGCGGGTAGTTTTGACGGCCACTTGCAACAAGCTGGACCTGAAATGCAAGAGTATTTAGCAACCAGTTGGACACACTCGTTTATAGTTTGGTGTGCGCCTGATACAGATGTTTTAGAGGGTGATTTGCTTATTGACCAGTCAGATAACCAAACTTATTATGTCCGAACTATACAGGAGAACTTTGCAAGCGGTGATAATATACACTTAGAATTGCAATGCGAGCGTAATATTAACGAACCAGCTAGCATATAAACCTATGGCCAAAAGTGCGTTTAATATAAAAATGAAAGGCGCTAAGGAGTTTATAAAGGCTATTAAAAAAAACCCTAGCGTTGTTGCTACTGAAACTAAAAAATATTTTGTTAAAAGTCGTGTGTTAATTATACGCCAAACACAACGCAACCCGTGGGGCGTTGGTAGTGGTGGTGGCGGTGTGCCAGTTGATAAGGGTAATTTACGGCAAAAGTGGGAACGGCTTGAGTTATTCCCTTGGAAAATGATAATTGGCGTTGATACTGAAAAAGTGCCTTATAGTAAATATGTCCACGGACGCGGATTTGGTGAGGTTAATAGGCGCACTGGTGTTAAATCAAGGCCGTGGCTATTCCACGCGTTTAAAAAATCAAAGCCAGCAATAATGGTTTTACAGGATAAATTAAGAACTAATGTTATTAAAAATTTAGCTAAATAATATGTGGGCAACATTAATTACAAATATACAAACAGTATTAGACGGGGTGAGTGAGTTATCAAAAGTATATCCGTATAATATAAGTGAAATACAGGGCTACCCGTGTGCAGTATTTACGCCTTTGGCTTTTGAAAACACCTTTTTAACCAATAACGAAAACTTTAAGGAATATAATTTTAGAGTTAGGGTGTTTGCTGAAACTAAAATAAAAGACAAAAAAACTGCACTACTTGAAATACTTGCGCCAACTGTTGACGCTATTATTGCTAAGTTTGACGCTGATTGGGACGGAGGCGTTATTGGTGGACACCAAATTTGGTATAGGATAACAAGTGGCGACTGGGATTTTGACGAATTACCTAGTGGCCAAATTATATACGCTGATTTACTATTAGCAATTAAATTTGCTGATGATAATTAAATAATTAATAATTAATTTACAAATTTATGTCAGAAATAATTGGTAAACAAATTGAGTTGGGCGTAGGCGTAGAAAAAGTGCGCGGTGTAGCCCAACTGACCGCGGAAGCGTGGTTTAAAAAAATATCTGCCAATATTACACCACGGGCAGAGAAAAAAGACGATGAAAGCACTCGCAATGTATTGAGCGATAGCTTAGGCACTCGTCTTGTTAAAAAGTGGATTGAGGGTGATTTAGAAGGTAATGTCCACGCTGACCAAATAGGCTACTTAATTTATAACCTATTAGGCGGTGTTAGTAGTGTTAATGTATCTGGTAGTGTATACCGACACACTTTTAGCTTAGTTACTAGTATACAACACCCTAGTTTAACCTTTTTTGCGAAAGACGGGAATGTTGACCAGCAAAGTTATAGCAATGGTATGGTAAACACCTTTGAATTAACTGCTGTTGTTGACGATTATGTTAAATTTACTGCGTCCATAATGGCCAAAGAGGCTGGAGCTAACAGTGATACACCTAGTTATGCTACACACTACGATTTTGTTGGCAAAGAGGTTTTAGTTAGATTTGCTGATAGTTTGGCTGGGCTTAATAGCGCAACGCCAGTTAAAGCAAAAGATATTACAGTAACTTTTGACCAAGGTTTAATTATGGACCATATTTTAGGTCAATATGAGCCTGATGATATTTATAATGCCAAAGCTGGTATTGAGGGCAGTTTTAGTCTTAATTATAAGGATACAACTTTTCAAGATTTGTATACTGCTGATACATATAAATATATGCGCGTTAGTATTATTGGTAATGCTGATATTGGCGGTGGCAACAATCCTGAATTAGTTATAACCTTAAACCGAACTGCTATTAAAAACTGGAATAGAGAAGATGCTACTGATGAATTAGTAAACGAACCTATTGAGTTTAAAAGTTATTTTAATGAAGTTGACGGCAAAATGCTTGAGATTGATTTACAGAATTTAACTGTTGAATACGACACACCTATTAGCGATTAATAATTAAATAAAATATTATGCAGACAAAAATCGTCAAATTATCAAGTTGTGATGTGGTTATTAAAACTGGTATCACTTGGGGTGATAAAGAAACGCTACAAAGCGTATTAATGAGCGGGGCTAAGTTTAACCAAGCCGTAGCTGAAGTTAATCCGAAAGCTACTGCCAAAGAACCGTCAATAGATTTTGACGCTAGCGTTTTACAGGAAGCTAAATATAAAGCGTTAGAGTTAGTAATTGTTGAAATTATTGAAGGTGATAAGAAAAAACAATTTAGCCGTGACTGGATGAATAATCTTGAAGTTGATGACGGCGATAAGCTGTTTGCCGAAGTTGATGATGTTGCACAAATTACTAAAAAAAAATAGCTGATTTGCAAGACCAACTGACTGATTGGCGGTTAATGTTGCAAGGTAAAAAAACACCTGACAAGATTGTTATTTACGAAGCATTAAGCGACCGTTATGGCTGGTTGCCAAGCGAAATTGATGATGAGGACTATTTTACTTTAACTAATTACTTGCATATTGTTAGCATAAAAAATTTGCTTGAAAAAGCAGAACAAAGGAAACATAAATAATATGGCCGAGCGCGACTTACAAATCATTTTATCATTAAAAGACCAAGCCAGTGCGCAATTAAAAGGTTTTAGTGGTAAACTGCAAAAAATGAAGCCAACTTTTACTAAGCTGGCTATTGGTGGCACGGCTGCATTGACTGCCATTGGTTTGGGTATTAATGACACTGTCCAAAAGGCTGCGGTCGCTGAGGGTGCAATGGCTAAGTTTAAAACAGTGTTTGGTGAAAGCACTGACGAAATGTTAAATTTTGTTGATGAGGTTAGAAAAGAAATGCCTAGCGCTAAAACTGAAATTATATCTATGGCTGCGGGTTTACAGGATTTATTAGTGCCAATGGGTCTTAGCCGTGATAAAGCTAAGGATTTGTCAAAAGAAACTATTGTGCTGGCAAATAAAATTGCAGCGTTTAATGACGAAGACCCTAGCCGTGTTTTAGAAGCTTTTAGGTCGGGTTTGGTTGGTAGTAGTGAACCGCTTAGGGCTTTTGGTATTGACGCTAGAATTACTGCATTGGAAGCTACTGCGCTTGACGCTGGGCTATTAGAGGTTGGGCAAAGTTTTAAGGACTTAGACCCCGCTATTGCTAGTGCCGTGCAAGCTGAGGCCTTGTTAATACAGGCAACAAAACAATCTGCTGACGCTATTAATGGTTTTGAGGAAAACAATGACAGTTTTATTAGGCGACAACAGGAACTTAACGCTACTATAATTGAAGCTAAAGAAGCTATTGGTAAAGCATTTTTACCAATTATTGACAGTTTATTAAAAAAGTTATTACCAGTTATAAATAAAATTGCAGCTTGGGCGCAAGAAAACCCAGAACTTATAAAAACCATTGTTGCTGTTGCTTCGGGGCTCGCAATATTGGTTACTGTTGTTGGCGCGTTAGGATTAGTATTGCCAGCAGTTATTACAGGTTTTACTTTATTGTTAAGTCCTATTGGTTTAATTGTTATTGCCATTATAGCTGTAATAGCAGCCATTGTATTGTTAGTTGCTAAGTGGGAATTTATAAAAGGCAAAGCCCTTGAAATTTGGACTTTTATTGCTGATTTTTTAGGTGGCGTTTGGAATAGTATTAAACAGACGGCTATAACTGTTTTTACTGCTATGAGTGAATTTTTTAAGATGATTTTTGACGCTATATTACTTGTTATTAAAATTTGGATAGCATTAGTGCTTGGCGCTTTTGTTATGTTGCTTGATACATTATTCCCGCAATGGCGTGAAACTTGGCAAGCTGTATCAGACTTTTTTAGAATTATTTGGGAAGAACTTAAAGTGTTTATTGAGGAAACTTTGAATTTTATATTGCAAATTTGGACTGAAATTTGGCAAAGTATAATAGACTTTTTTACGCCTATTTGGGAAAAGATTGGCAATGCTATTAATACTGGTGTTTTGTTTATAAAAAAGATATTTAAGGAAGTAAAAGACCCAGTTGTAGCAGCTTGGAAAGCACTTTGGGAGGGTGTTAAAAATGTAGCTGTTGGCGCTGCGGAAGTTATAAAAAACACTGTTAGGAATATTATTAACTTTATAATAGATAAAATTAATAAATTTATAAATTTAATTAATGAAATTAAAAATAAAGCTGGGAAATTTGGCAAAGCGTTACCTAATTTGCCTAATATACCAAGGTTAGCCAAGGGCGGTATTGTAACTGCGCCAACTATTGCTGAGATAGGCGAAGCTGGACCTGAGGCTGTAATACCATTAAATAAAATGGGAAGCCTAGGCACTGTTGTAAATATAACTGTTAATGGCGACATTAGTGGTGAGGATTTAATAGAAAAAGTGCAACAAGGTATTATGAACGCATTAAGGCCTAACCAAAAACTTGACTTTATATAATATGATTACTGTAAATAAAGTATTCAAAGATTTAATCACTTATTATGATTTTAACCAAACAACAGGAAGCAGTTTACTTGACAGGACTAAAAATGAGTATAACGGCACTTTGATAAACACCCCAAGTTGGGTAGCTGGAAAGTTTGGCAATGCTTTAAATTTTAATGGAAGCAATCAAGCAGTCCAAAATACGCACAATTACGATATTGGCGTTGTTAGTATAAGCTTTTGGTTTAAGGCCACTGTAACTACTGGCCAACAAATGTTAGTTAATAAGTTTTTAAATACTAGTAATGGCTGGGGTGTGCGTATTAACGCGGGCAATGTCGAGATTTTTGACGATACTGGCAACAATGATACTAGTTTATATCCAACCGCAATTAGCGCTGGGCAATGGTATCATTGTGTTGCTGTTATTGCCGAAGACCTTGAAAATAAGTTTTATATTGACGGTAATTTGGTTGGCAGTGGTAGTTTTAGTGACGATAACTGGCGCAACTTTATTGGCGATTTATGGTTGGCGCAACGCGGTAATGCTAGCGAATATTTTAATGGCCAGCTAGATGATATGCAAATATACGAGCGTGAATTAACGCAAACTGAAATTACTTTTTTAAGTGCTAATGCTGGCAACCTAGAAGATATTAGTGATGTTATTAACTGGCCAACGCTTAAAGTATCACAAAACTTAACAAGCCAAGTTGATAGGGCTGAATTTATGACTAGGTATTATGGCGATAGGGATTATAAACCAGCAGTTGATGACGAGCTACAAATTAAGGACGGTAGCACTATAATATTTGGCGGTAGTATTACTGATTTAGGCGAAACTGTTGAGGCTGCCAAAGGTGTTGTTTACAATGTTAAGTTAAGTGATTACCAGTTTGACCTTGAAAATAGGCTTGTTGCTGAAAGTTATGAGGGGCTAACTATTAAGGAAATTATTGAAGACATTATTGATAATTATGCGCCAAGCGGGTTTACTACCGATAATGTTATTAGCGACTTTGTAATAGATAAGATAGTGTTTAATCAAGTGCCAATTACTGCTTGTTTAAGGCGGTTAAGTAATATAGTTAAATATGAGTGGTTTGTTGACCCTGAAAAGGATTTGCACTTCTTCCCTAAGTTTACTGTTAGTGCGCCTTATGATTTGGAAGATGACAGTGGTAATTATGTTTATAAAAGTTTAAAGCGTAAAATTGACGGCACGCAAATAGCTAACCAAGTGTTAGTTAGGGGCGGTGAATTTGATGGCGCGACTTTTACTGATATAATTACAGTATCAGGCGATAATAGTAAAAGTTTTAATTTGCCGTATAAGTTTGACAATTTAACAGTTGAGTTAGACACTGGTAGTGGGTTTGTTAGCCAAACAGTTGGTATTGATAACATAGATGATTTTACTACAAAAGATGTATTATTTAATTTTGAGGAAAAAATTATAAGGTGGGAAAACCCGTTAGCTGACGCTGATGAAATAAGATTTAGTGGCAACCCTAAAATACCTGTATTGGCTATTAGTAGTGATAGTGTCAGTATTGCACGATTTGGCTTACGCGAGAAAATTATTAGGGATACTACTATTGAGGATTTAGATGTTGCTAGGCAACGGGCTATTGCTGAACTGGAAACTTATGCAAGTGAAGTTAGTGATATTAATTTTAAAACTTATACTAGTGGTTTAAGGACTGGAATGGTAATTAATGTTGATAGTGTTGAGCGTGATTTTGACCTTGATTTTATTATACATAAAGTAGTTTTTCAAACATTAACACCAACAGAGTTTAGTTATAATGTTAGATTAATTACAACAAGGCGTTATGGTTTAATTGAGTTGTTGCGTAGCTTGGTTGAACCTGAAAGCGTGCAAGCTAATGACGCTGAGGTTGGCGAAATTATTAAAACTGATATACAAACTGTAACTATTACTGAATTTATTGAAGCTGTTACTGCTGTTACTGATATACAAAGTTTAACCATTGTTGAAACTATTAACAAAGACCCGTTAGGACCTGATACTGAACCAATTTGGGTATTGGCAAAACACGTCCCAAGTCCGTGGCCAACTGACCCTAAACGCGAGGGGCGTTTAACATATACAATGACTTTATATTAAATAATAAATATAATACTATGCCTAAAATAAAAAAAATTAAAAAAACAATAAAAGAACCTATTTTTGTAAAAGGCACTATTAGGGTTTTTAAACTTGCGGGCTGGATTACTGAAAAAACACTTGTTGACGGTAAAAATGTTTTGGATATAATTAGGCAAGCTATTAAAACAAATGACGCTAGTTTGCTTGAAATGTTAGTTGGTAAACGCATTATATTAGGGGCTTTTGAAAAAAATAACCTTATTGCTACCGAGGGACGCGAAGTTTTAGCTAGATTATTAAGTGGCGATACTACTTATAGCGGTGAAATAAATTATGGCGCGCTAGGCACTAGCACAACACCACCTAATAATAATGATACACAACTTGGCACTGAAGTATTTAGGAAAATTGCAGCCAGTCAAACTTTTGACCAAAATGTAGCGTTTATTGACTTTTTTTACACTGCTGGCGATACCAGTGGCACTTATGAGGAGTTTGGTAATTTTATTGACGGGACGGCTGGTGCTGATACAGGCCAGTTGTTTAGCCATATTTTAACTGGTGGTTGGACTAAGACTGGAAGTGAAAGTTTGTTTGTTAGTTGCCAATATACTATTAACTAATATTAAAATATATGTCATTAGATAATAAAGTTGGAGGCGATAAGCATTATGCGTTTGAAGTAAACAATGTAACAAAAGCTATTCGCCAAGCTTATAAAAATATAATAGAGATTTTTACTGACCCCGACATTAACAGGTGGGAATACATTAGCAGTGAAGCGGTTAGTGCTGCTACTGGCAGTGCAACTACTATTAATGATACTGGCACTTTGCCAAGTAATGCTAATAGGGTTGTTTTGGTTGTTAGTGGTGTTGCGTTTACCAATAGGAACTTTAGAACACAATTAACTGCTGACGCGCAACTGTCGCCTTTTGATAGGCGCGGTGAAGCTGCTGGGTTGTGGTATGAAATTGGCGTTGCTATTAGTGGCAGTGTGGTAACAGTAACAATGAATGGTAGCACAACTAGCGCACTTAATTTTAGTGGCACACTTTATTATTACACTTAATAATTACTTTAAAATATATGACACAAAGTCTATCAAACATATTTACGGACATATTTGCTAACACCGATAAACGGGACGGCCTTATTGATAATGTCCAAAATACTGCTAGTAGCGGGCAAAAAGATGTTGATGTTGTTACTGGCAGTAATTTTAGTGTCGGTGAAAGCATAATTTTATATGACGGCCTTGATAATTATGAAACTGCTGAGATTGCTAGTATTGCCAGTAATACGCTAACAATGCAAGTTAATTTAACTAACACTTATCCTGTTGGCAGTTATGTTGGTAAATATGTTGGATATATTGACACTGCAAATGGTAAATACCAACGCTTGTTAGCGCCTGATTTAGGGGACGGAAGCGACGGGGCTTATGTAGCTAGTGGGGCTGACACTTTTACTACTGATAAAAATTTTACTAGTTTAACTATATCTGACGGCTCGGCTATTACAGTGCAAGGTAATATACAAATTAAAGTGCAAGGCGATGTTGTTATAAGTAATGGTGGCTTAACTGCAAAGGGTGAAGGACACAACGGCGGTAATCAAGCTTATCAAGGTGATAGTGAGTTAGGCGCTGGCCTTATTAATGTATATTTTAGAAACGGCGGTGGCGGTGGTGGCGCTTATGCCAGTGGTAGTGCTAGTAGTTGGGGAACTGGCGGTGGTGGCGCTTATGGTGTTGCTGGTGGTAATGGCACTGGTGGCTTTAACACTCCAGCTAATGTTGCCGAGGGTGGCGCTGTTTATAATGTTCCAAATTTAGGAACTAATTTCACGAC